CCATCCTGTAGAGGCTAGAAAGAAGGAGCCTGGAACCCATTGTCAGGGTATAGCGGCTGATATTAGGGTATCTGGTGGTCATCAGAGGTTTACTATTGTTAAACAGGCTTTGACGTTAGGTTTTAGGGGCATTGGTGTTGCAAAGACCTTTGTTCACGTTGATACGAGGGATTTAGCTGTGATGTGGGTGTATTAGTATGGATTTTAAAGACAAATTCTATAAAGCAGTAAATGAGGCTTATGATCCTGAAGCAAATATTTTTAGTCAAAATGATTTTAGATTTGCAGAAACACAGAGAGGTGAGGATTCGCCTACGGGTAAAACAAGAATAGTATTAAATCATAACAAACTTAAAAAGTCAGGCGCAGGAACAAACTACGTAAACGAGATGTTAATTGGTGAGGGGTTGCATTTAATTAAGGATATTGATCCTGCTCGAGCAAATCGTTTGTATGATAAAGCGATAAATGATCCTCCTGTTTTAAACTGGTTAAAGGAATCATATAAGAGAGAGCAGCAGTCTAATGATGAAAAGCGATCATTTGATAAATGGGTTAAAACCTCAAGATTAGATCAAATTATTGGAGGTTATTTATTAGGAGGGTCATCATCATCAATCCCTACTATGAAGGCATGGCCTGTTGATAAATTGCCTTATGGCACAGAATTTAAAAAAGAGCTTGATATATTAAAAGTTGATTTGGATTTATGACCAACTTAAAGGTTGAGTTATTGCCTTGGCAGCAGGAAGTGTTTAAGGATGAGACACGATTTAAGGTGATTGCTGCTGGTAGGCGTACTGGTAAGTCCCGTCTTGCTGCTTGGAATCTAATTATTCATGGTTTGAATGACAAGAGTGGTCAGGTGTTTTATGTTGCACCGACTCAGGGTCAGGCTAGGGATATCATGTGGCATCTCTTATTGGAGTTGGGTCATAGTGTGATTAGTAGCAGTCATGTCAATAATCTACAGATTAGGCTGGTAAACGGCACTATGATTGCTTTGAAGGGTGCTGACAGGCCTGAGACAATGCGTGGTGTGAGTTTGAAGTATCTGTGTATGGATGAGTATGCGGATATGAAGCCAGAGGTGTGGGAGCAGATATTAAGACCTGCTTTGACTGACCAAAAAGGCCATGCATTGTTTATTGGTACACCAATTGGTCGTAATCACTTCTATGAACTCTACAATTACGCCAATATTAGTGATGATGAGGACTTTACTGGCTATCATTTCACTTCTTTTGATAATCCTTTACTCGATCCCAAGGAAATTGCTGCTGCTGAACGCTCTATGAGCCGTTATTCCTACCGTCAGGAGTTTTTAGCGTCCTTTGAGGCGCAAGCAAGTGAATTATTTAAGGAAGAGGACATTATTTTTGATGAAGAAGAGCCAGAGGCAGGTGAATATTACATTTCTGTTGACCTTGCAGGGTTTGCAGATGCCAATAAAGTCAAGACAAAGACGAAATGGCTTGATGAAACAGCTATTTCCGTGGTAAAAGCGAATACAGATGGCTGGTGGGTAGCAGATATCATACATGGGAGGTGGGGTGTTGAAGAAACAGCACGTAAAATCTTCCAAACTGTTAGTAAATACCGCCCTATTTCGGTAGGAATTGAAAAAGGAGCCTTGAAAAACGCTGTTTTGCCGTATATTTCGGATAATATGAAAAAAAATCAGCAATTTTTCAGGATTGAAGAGCTTACACACGGCAATCAGAAGAAAACAGACAGGATAATATGGGCATTGCAGGGTAGGATTGAGCAGGGAATGTTAAAATTCAACAAGGGGCCGTGGAATACACTACTTCTTGATCAACTTTTCCAGTTTCCCAACCCGTTAGTGCATGATGATTTGATTGATAGTCTTGCTTACATAGACCAAATGGCTAGAATAGCCTATGATGTAGACTTTGAAGAAGAAGATTATCAATATGTTGACGCTGTAGCAGGGTATTAGCATGGATAATTACGATCTATTTGATGAAACACTAGAAGGTTGGGTCATGTCTACCTGTGATGGGTGGCGTGATAACTTTGAAAGCAATTATAAAGAACGATTTGAAGAGTATTACCGCATTTTTCGTGGTGAATGGTCTCCTCAGGATAAGACAAGGGACTCAGAACGCTCCCGTATCGTCTCACCAGCTACCCAACAAGCCGTAGAATCAACTGTCGCAGAGATTGAAGAGGCAACATTTGGTCGTGGACGATGGTTTGACATCAAAGATGACATAGGTGATCCCCGTCCTGATGTCGTTTTATTAAGGGAAAGGCTCTACGAAGACTTCAGCAAGCACCAAATCCGCAAGGAATTGTCTGAATGCATTCTAAATTCAGCTATTTTTGGTACAGGTATTGGTGAAATCACCTTAACAGATGAAAAAGAGATGTCCCCTGCTACCGAACCTGTCATGGAAGGGCAGTTAAATCAGGTAGGTGTAAGAATAAGGGATCGAAGTGTTGTCAGATTACGCTCTGTCCTACCCCAAAACTTCTTAATAGACCCTTGCGCCTCAAGTATTGATGACGCTTTAGGTGTAGCCATTGATGAATTTGTACCCAAACACCAGTTGGAGATGCTTCAGGAAGAAGGTGTTTACTTAGAAGGTGAGATTACTAATGCTTCTTACAATACTGATTTACTGGCTGACCCTAATGAAACCAGTATGTATGAGGAGAATAAGGCTAGAAAGACAACTTACTACGGTTTGGTCCCCCGTCATCTACTTGATGAGTTAAAAGATGAGAAAACTGAGGGAGAAGGTTATTACGTTGAAGCAATTGTCGTAATAGCGAACAAGGACGTTCTTTTAAAAGCAGAAGAGAACCCTTATATGATGCAGGATCGCCCTGTCATCGCATTCCCATTTGACATCGTTCCTAGCCGTTTCTGGGGTAGAGGCATATGTGAGAAGGCCTACAACTCACAAAAGGCGTTAGACGCTGAAATACGGGCTAGAATCGATGCATTAGCCCTAACTATACATCCCATGTTAGCGATGGATGCATCTAGGGTTCCTAGAGGACAGCAATTACATGTTAGACCTGGAGGTACGATCAGGACGAATGGTAATCCGGCTGAGTCTTTACAGCCTTTTAATTTTGGTCAGGTAAGTCAGATAACATTTAATCAGGCTGCTGCATTACAGCAAATGGTTCAGACTTCGACAGGTGCTATTGATCCTACGGACAGGATGGCAGGAACTGATACACGCTCTGCCGCTGGCTTTAGTATGGGTTTGGGCACGGTCATTAAGCGGCATAAACGTACTCTGATTAACTTCCAAGAAGCCTTTTTGATTCCTTTTGTAACTAAAACGGCTCATCGTTATATGCAGTTTGAGCCTGAATTGTACCCTGTTAGTGATTATAAGTTTGTAGCGACAACTTCATTGGGTGTTGTGGCTAGGGAGTATGAGATAGCTCAATTGACTCAACTGTTACAGACCATGCAGGATTCACCTGTCAAACAGCAGTTGATTGAAGCCATTATAGATAATATGTCCTTAAGTAACAGAGAGCAGTTAATTGCTTCTATGCGACAGGCTGCACAACCTAATCCACAGGCAGTCCAGTTACAACAGCTTACGGCTCAGAGTCAACTTGGTTTCCAGAATGCACAGACCAATGCGCTCAATGGTCAGGCGGTTGAGGCACAGGCTAGGGCAAGAAAACTTGCAGCAGAAACAGGTCAGTTGCCTGAAGAGTTGGAGATTGATAGGATCAAGGCGGTAACAGCAAATCTTAAAGTGGGAACGGAAGATGATAAAGAGTTTGAGCGCAGGATTAAAATCTCAAAGGAACTCACTAAGGAGCGAGAGATTGCGGTTAAAGAGGCTCAAGCAGAAGAGGCTCGCCTTCTTGCTGAAAGACGGGAAGCGCAACAAGCGGCAGCGCAACGCAACGTTACTCCGATGAGACAGCAATGAAAGGTGTAGCACATTATTTTAAAAACGGTACTCGCCATATGGGTGGTACGCATAAGATGCCAAATGGTGAAACGCATTCTGGTAAGACGCATGGGAAGACCAGTAAGAAGTTATTTCACTTTAAGGATCTTTCTGACACTGCAAAGAAGAAGGCAAGGAAGCGCACTTAATGGCAAAGATTCCTAAAAAGTATGTAGCAGGATCTAAGAATCCTAAAAAAACAATTGCAGAGATAAAGCGCACTAGGAAGAAGTACAAAGAAGGCAAGTTAACGAAGAAAGAAATGGACGAGATTAGTAAGCAGAGGGTGGCGAGTGGCAAAAAAAAGCGCAAAAGCCGCAGTGCTTGATAAA